AGTTGCTACTATGCTACTTGGTGTTTGTGGTGCGGTATTATCACCATTTATCTTTAGGCTTTGGCTTACATAAGAACTGAAAACGCCAAGATAGTTGAAGTTTCTGGCACGGAACATATATGTCTTACCAGCCTCAACATCCAATGTTGTAAATGTGCTGTCTGTGCGTGGAAATACACCAAGAGCATCAAAATCAGCAGAACTTGTTTCTTTATATTCTACTGATATATCTGATATGCTGCCACTATATGAAGCACTCCAGTTTAGTGTAGCACTAGGAAATACTGTACCATCGGCATCAATTGTTGTAGTTTCTGTAACACTAAATCCAGCAGGAGGCTGTACAATAAATGGGTTAGGTAGATTTGTATTTGGACTTAGGTCTCTATCTACGTCTTCATCAATAGGAAAATCATATATATCCGAACTGGTTTCCTTGAGCAATAATCCAATGCTTAGGTCCGAGTTTATAGTAAGTTCATTTACCTCAAATACTTTATTTGTCCATCCATATCTTGCTACGGATAGATAAACATTATCACCAGCAATAAGTTGTAACCCACTTATTTTGGTAGTAAGTTGTACGCTCAAATCCTGACGACTATCCAGTAATGTTAGTTTAGCAATACGTCTTGCGATTGTATGGTCTGTAACACCTGATAGTTCAATGTCTATTGGATTATCAAAATTGTCATCTTCATTTAGATAAAAACTGCTGGTTATAGGAACAAAATCGGATGCTTGGAAACTGCTGGTATATGTATTGCCATCTATGAACAAGCCACGAACGCTATTGAACGCATTGGCTTGACTTGATTTTGTGGTTACATTGATGCCGCCAATAAGGTCATCTTCATTTAGATATACGGTTGGCGTATTATATACACCAGCCTTTATTACAAACTTACCATTGGTATATACCAGTTTGCCATAGCAGGTCTTTAGTATATCTTCTATGACTTTTGCTGGCTTGGTATTCAGCGTAAATGTATAGTTGCAGGTATATCTTTTGCCTGTACCAGCACCATATGGTTCATAGTTGCAGGCGTCTTTGGCAACGCCAAAACTTGTAGCATCTATTTCAGTAGTATCAGCACCAAAATAGTTGAGCAAATAATGGCGTAGTATAAGTGCTGGATTATCATAATAATCTACATTGTTGCCATTTTCATCTTGTAGTTGATGACCAACAATCGTGGCTGATATATTTGGAATACCATTTGGATATGTGTTCGGGTCAGCCGTTAGACGAACATATACAGAAGCAATGCTGTTTAGCCTATGGTCGCTCGTCCATTCTGTTGGCGGCGTCATATCATATGCTGTTTGCGAAGCAGCACCAATCTTGTATGTAAATGCTAATTTATCTGCTGGAAATAACGCACTTTGACCGCTGCCACTATCCCACGCCTGAACATCATTGAAGAAAATGGACTTGAACTCAGTAACTTCGTGCCCAGCAAGGGCAACAATCATATGTAAAAACTCGTTCTTACCAGAAGTTCCAGAACTATTTGTGCTGGCAAATATCACAGGTCCAGACACCCTCGCCATACCATATATGACTCTGCGAGACGCAACCGTATCACGGGTCATTGATATTTTACCAGCAGCATCTCCCTGCAAACTACCAAGGTTTGGTATTTTCTGCATACTGCGAATGGAAGCATATGTTCCCGCAGCAACAATGGCATATGCCGCATATGTGGCAGCAGTAGGTGCCCATACTGGCATTGATATTACCAATGCTCCCCAGATTTCAAGTATTGCTACGGTTACTAGTTGTGGCATAAATCAATTCTCCTTGTAATAATACGCTGATGTTATTGCTGTTTTTCTGCGAAATGCTCCGCCAGCAAACAACGCTTTTGTGCCATCATATATACCAATGGCATTTTCACACAATACAACATCACCAACATATATGGCATTATCTTTTCTTTTTACCAGACCAGCATCAGTCAATACTTTATGCCAGCCTCCTTTTGCTTCTATCAAATCAAATGATGTTTTTTCGTCTGTGCATTTGTCAGCAAAATCTTTTAGAAAATCCTTCTTATACATAAACTGTAGCATCTTGCCAACAAAAAATCCGCAGTTGTTGTTCTTCCAATCAAACTCCTGCATATGCAGTTCTTGCAGTTTATGATAAAATGTGTTGTCTATATACATCAACTACCTCCTATGTTTGTGCCGTCGCCACCATCGCCATTATCACCACCGCCAGTATTGGCTGAACTACCCGGAGCACTTGTGCCCCAATAAATGCTTTTGTCTGCCATAGAACTTACAAACTCAAGTCCTTTATCACCCGGCGATATGATTTGCTGTGCTTCGTCGGTATATCTTATATCCTTTTGTCTATTCAGGTCAATCAGCCTATTTTCGCATTTTATAACGATGCTGCTCAAGTCCTTGGCTTCTTGTATGGTCATCTGGTCCATTCTGCCACGAAACAATGTTACTTGTTCATACGCAGTCATACCAGTATTGTATAAAATAAGATATACTGCTACTTCACGACCTCTATAGTTGTTGCTAAGAGCAAGGCTTACATATTCTGTAGGTATTCCGCTAAGTGTAAGGTCCATTCCTTTGGCTGCTACTTCAGTTGCTTCTGTAACGGTGGATATTGTGCCCAGAGTTCCTACTCCATTATATGTTCCATTGCCAAAATCATCATTGAACGCTTGATTATGCGTGCCGGTCCATAATCTAACAGCACTGCCGCTAAAGTCCATATATGCAGCCAAATATGGCTGAATAAGGCTTACAGAACTACTAACATATGTTGTGGATATTCCGCTTCTGCTCATATTGCTTCAACCATTGGTATTGTTACGCTGGTCAGCATAAACTCATCAACACTATATGTTATATCGCTATTGACCAGTCGCATTCTTACACCAGATGTTGTATTGATGGTATATGCTGTGCTTGGGCTTAGTTTTGGAAACAATGATGTAGCAGTTGTAAATTGTACCAGCCTGTTGCTTGTATTATCATAGCCAAACTTGCCTACTTGTACGGTGCCACTGCCCACAGTAAAATCATTGCCTGTTGCTGTAGTTGTTATACCAACATTGGCTGATATAAGAAACTTGCTTGGGATCTTGAATGTAAATGTGCCTACATTGCCAGCAAGGGCATTTAGAAAGCCAGTCATTTCTTCAGCATCACTTTGGAATAATGGAGCCAATGTTACATTTAGTTCCCACCACTGACCACCATAACGATATATCTGCGTCTTGCCAGTAAATGGCGACTGGAACTGCGTGACCAATGTTCTGGTTGTAAATTCTATATTTCTTGGCTGTAGCCTTTTATTTGTTGGATATGTTAGTGGATATGTTGGCATATTATTTTATATTTTAGGCTGCTACTAATCCTTTGGCATATGAACCGCCACGCAGTTTGGCATCCAATACAGATGCGATTGCTTCTTGTCTGAACTTTGGCAGCAACGACACCATTTCTGCTCTTACGGTTTGTGATACACCAGTTTCTATATATATGTTCTGTGTTACATTCATTGACTCGCCCGGCATCATATCATTAGGAACAATATATCCATTTTCTCTTGGAACAAACATTTCTGGTCCTTGTTCTCCTACGGTATATGGCATACCTGCCATAACTGGACCACCACCTGCTCTGCCCGGTGGTAATCCTACCATTGTTCCAAATGCGGCACCAGCAACTGGATTTATAAAGCCTATTGCTGCCATAATACCTTGTAGTATCATAGTTCTAAGTATCATAGCAGTAATATCTCTTAGTATATTCTTGAATACATTTGATAATGCATCTCCAAAGTTTTCGCCAGCCGCAATGGCTCTGCTAAACTGGTCAGCAAAATCGGACATATACTGGAAGCCTTGTGCTATTGTTTCATTTCTGGTCAAGAATACTTTTGCTTCTGCCTGAGTAAGCATTATCCGTTTCTGCTGGTCTGTAAGAGCCAATCTCATCGCACCTTTTTCCGACTCTCTGGATGCGGCAAGAAGTTTGTTTATTCTAACAAGTTCTTCTGTATATTGTGCTTCACCAAGAAGTTGCTTGTCGTTCAGTGCTATAGCAAGTTCTCTTTGATATATCGCATCCTTTTGTTGTTTGATGGTTAGTGCAGCAAATGTTGCTTCTGTTTGATACTTGGCTTGTATTGCATCTCTTTCTTGTTGTAATAACTCAAGCCTTCCTTGAGTCAATGTGCCTTGTTGCTGATATCCATTCAGTATCTTTTGTAATGTAGCAACTTCAGTATTTGCAAGTGCCTCAAAATATGCGTTGGACTCTTTTAGTTTGTCATCCAACTCTGCTAATGGTCTCAATATATCTCTAACCTCTTTATTGCTATTGCGTAAAACATCCAATATATTGACATTTGACCCTCTTGGTAAAGCAATCAAATCTCTTTGTAGTTTCAAGTATTTTTCTGTTGGGTCATATAATGCTCTATATGAACTACCTAAACTATCTATTACTGTTCTTCTTTCTTGGTCTGTTCTTATACCATTGGCAACAAGAGCATCCAAATCTTCTAAGATTTTCTTATATCTGTTTGCTGGGTCAATAGCATCATCATATGCAGCACCAAGAAGTTTTATATTATCAGCTTTTTGTTTTTCGGATAGACCTTTATCCGCTTTTATCTTTGCTACTTCTGCGGCATATTTTTTGACCGGGTCAACCGCAAATACATAAGCCTGTGAAATGCCAGCAATAAGTTTGAGCCTATCTTCTTCACTCAACTTATTCTTCTTTACCAGTTCATTTATTTTATCTACTTCCGAGGCATATTTTGCCACAGGGTCAATGCTGGCAAGAATACTATCTCTTACTTTTCTAAATGCTTCTGCCTGTAGTTCCAGTGCTGCTGCTCTTTCTCTATCTTGCTTGGCACGCTCACGCAATAATCCTTGTTCTTCTCTGGCAAGTTGTAAATCTGTTTTATCAAATGAGCCTCTTGCTTGTTCAACCGCTGCTGCTACATTGCTGGTTGTTCCAAAACCACCTTGCCCTAAAAATGCACCAGCGGTTGTAGGAATTCCAGCCGGTCCTTTTGTATCTTGTAGTTTTTTTAGTTCTTTTTGGGAAATCAACAAGTTTCCAATCAGTTCAATAACAATCGCGTTGAAGTTTGCAAAAGCCAATTTTGCGTTATCAGCAAATTCTGATACTGCTGCTCCTGCTTCATCGCTAAATGTAACTACCTCTTTTGCAGCCTTATTTATATCACCACTTTCTGCTATGTCCTTGAAACCTTGTAATACTTTTCTGGAACTTTTTCCTAATATTTCTTGAGCCAAAGATGCTTTTTCAGCAGGGTCTTTTATTGTTTGTAGAGCCTTTGCAAATGCTACTACTTTATCATCTGCGTTCAGTTTATTGAAACTATCAGCATTTATTCCTAATCTGGCAAATGATTGTTCTAATGATTTATTTCCTTCTGCCGCTTCTACAGCACTTTTTTCTAACTTTGATATTGAAGCAACTACATCATCTACACTGGCACCACTTTTGGCAAAAATACCTTGTAACTTCTGCAAACTTACACCACTTATGCTAAGTTGGTCGGATAAATCTCCTATTTTTTCTGCTGTATTTAGTACATCTCTGGCGAAACTTGCCAATCCAATACCTCCTAATGCAGCACCGAATAGTCGCAGTCCTTTTAGCCCACCACCTAATCCATTAGAAAAATCATCTATGCCACCTTTTGCTTTGGAGAATTCTTTCTTTGTATCAGAAGAAAACTTCTTGTTCTCTTCCTTCATCCGCGTCAATCCAGAAATGTACTTGGATACATTGGCGATAAAATCAACTGCTACTGTACTTAGGGTGGCCATATGTTATAATATACTTTTATATAAGTATAGAATAAAAAACTTATTTACCTTTACGCTGTGCCATATAGCTCATAAAGTTTGATTTTATTGCTGCCTCTTTGTCTTGAACACTCTTGGGTTCTTTTGGCATAAAATCACTTGGCTCATACTTCTTTTTACCACTACCCATACAGTTTGCCATAACAGCACATAAAAGGGCAGTTCTGGCGTCTGCCCTTTTTTCCTTTGCTTTCCAAGCCTCAATAAGAGCCTTGTAAAGTTTATCGTTTGGACTCATTGAATATAAGACATCCAATGATATTGGCACATTTAGTTCTACTATGGCAAATGCGACAATATCGTGGGCACTTATATTACTTTTCATCGCCTATGGTACTAAGAGTTGCTTGGAACTCTTCAGCAGACATATTCTCAATAGTATCAAACGTGGCTGTAGTATCCTTGGTATATTTCAGCAGGAATACAATATCACGCAAATCTGTTGCGGACTTGCCTTCTTTTTGGAATAGTTCCATTGCGTTTTTGCCAGTTACTTTTTCATAGTGGCACATTGACTTTAGGCTTATTTTATCAAACATATTTTATTCTTTCTTTTTTTGTTCATCCTGAAACTTGCGGTATAAACCATCATATTTTATCAGAAACATCTTTATACGATTTTCTTCTTGGCGAATATGATGCATAGTCAGTATATACTTGGCTCGCTGCTCTTCTGTCCATTCAGCACCATATCTTGGATGATTTTTACCAGTATATTTTTTACGCGACAAACTTATCTTGCGTTTGGTCTCCTCGCTATGCTTTTTACCTGTAAAACTCATATAACAATATATATAATGATGTAAAATAAAAAAGATATTTTAGCCTTATATTTGTATAATAAAAAGCCCCGACATAATCGGGGCTTTTATCAAATAATCTAAAAAAGTGATTATGGGTTGAAATTGACTGCTCCAGATAGGCGAACCGAGACGTTTGCGGTCAAGATGCCTTGGGATGGGTCATCAGCAGTAATGCTGAATTCAGTAAAGGAACCAGTGAAGTTCCAGTCAGTTGCATCACTAAAGGTAATCTTGAAGATATCGTTGCCAGCTGTGTTGTTGGCGGACTGAGATACGATATATTGATGCACAGCGTTTGCTGGATTATATTGTAGGCCGAAGGTCAATATACCAGTATCAGTTAGTGCTGCTGGTTTGTATTCCTTGGCAACGCTTTCCATCGTGGTAATATCAATTTCAGGACGGGTAAAGTTAGGACCACCAACATTGGTGACACCTGAGATTAGTGTTGGTACTCCAGCAGAACTGGTTGCTACTGCGAGTGTTGTTTTGCTATAGATTGCTGGCGATGGCATATTATTATCCTTGTTTTTAGATTATTTGATTTACTATCTTCTAATAAGTATAATGAAAAATAAAAAAATGATGGTAAAAATAAAAACTAATGTCTTGGCAAAAACATTGACAATACAAGTATTTTAGGCAATATATATGGCTGTTGTCATAGATAGTATAAAAGGTTGAGAAGCCCACTGCATAGCGGTGGGCTTCTTTTTTTCACTAAAATCAAATATAAAAACTATTTTGAGATTTTAGTATCATATTTATTCTTGACACACTCAATGACTAAAGAATGTGTCAATAACCTAAAATACAACAAATATGACAAACAAAGTAGAACGCCCAGAGGGCACATTATCGGACTCCTATAAACGCTATGCTCCATATATCAAGCAGTGGAGAAGCAATAACAAGGATTATGTAAAGCAATATAATCGGGAATATCAACGCAAGATGCGTAAAGACCCGATAAAGTATGGTGAAGCAAGAATGCGTATAGCACTGAGAGCATATCTTCTTGGATACTGGAAATATAGTGCGATGGTAGTAAGCAGCCTTGGTATGACAAAAGAGCAGTTTTTTGTGAATATGAATACCACTGAAGAAGAGTTCAAGAAACTGCTAAAGACGCACGAGATTGACCATATTGTGCCAGCCAGTTGGTTCAATAAGCCAGAGAACAAACACCTAAAGCCATTCGCATACAAATACTATAACATCCAGATAGTAGAAAAGAAAAGCAACAGAAACAAGCATTGCTGGATAGATGAAAATGAGATACGCACCAAATGCGTAATAAGTCGTATGAAACTGGATTATATGTATATGAACACAGATTACTCAGAAGATAGTGCCAAGAAGATGAAAGCATTATCGCTTGAGATAAATCATTTATTACGACAAATAAAAAAACAGAAAAAGTAAAGTAATAAAAAGCCCACCTGCTCGGTGGGCTTTTTTGTTTATACTTATCTAATATGCTTACAGAACATCCTGATGACGATAATGACGATATAAAGTTTTATGCGGTTACAGTAATATTCAGCAGATTTTCTATGTCTAAAAAACAGATAATAAATCTTGCTATAGAATGTTTTGCTTCAGAATATGAGCTAAAGAAAGACAAGATTATTATATATTTTGATACAGATACATATGCTCATACGTTCATAAAGTTTATGAACGATTATCTAAAGAAGAAGAAGAACGTATAATACTATATCCGTTTATTGTATCCAGATTATTTATCAGTGCCACTCTTAGCGTCTGGTGGCTTACACCAATATTTTTACCAGTTTCACGCAATGTTTCATAATATATCTCTTCATCACCTTTCTTGAATAATAGATTGGTATGAAAAAACTCATCATTGCGTTTGCCACTAAAATATTCTTCCCAACTAAGGCCATCTATTCTTTTGCCTTTATAGCACCAATGCTTTATTTCTACACCCTGCCTGAACATAGCAGATATAAGGCTTTCTGAGATGTTTATTTTGGCGGATAAATCTTTTCTACGCTGTGCTAATGGTATTTCCTGACCATTTATTGTATTGATTATATATTGGTTCTGCATACGCTGCCACCAAGTTAGATTGCCATCGCAACGCATAGGATGTACAACCTTCTTCCATTTTCTGCGATGTGTATCAATAATATCGCCATAATCACTTCTTCTGGCACAGTTGAACTTATCTGCTAATATTTTTAGTTGCTCAAGTTTTTCATTTCTAAAGCCAATAGGCTCCATTGTCTTTTCTTCCACAGATACATTATCATCCCTGCTGATACACATATAATAAATGCCACCACCAAATAATATATGAGCAGTAGAGTTTCCTGCTTTTATTGTTTCTATATAGTTGTAATGTTCTACGGCATCTTTTTTGATGCGTAGTACTACAGGTATATAAACCTTCTCGTATCTTGGACCATCAGCATATTTCATATTGATATATATGATTGCCGATTTGTAAAGTAGTTTTTATATTTTACCCTATTGGTGGAGGAAATGGTACTATAGAAGCAGAATATACTGTATCAAACTCTTCTTTTGGTATTTCTACCGCATTATATTCTTTTAGTATATCAAGGGTTTCTATGTCTGCGGCACCATAATAAATGTATGGAGGGTCGCTGACAACATATCCAGTTTGACTATTTTCTGGTAAAATAGCATCTGGTCCTATTGCCTCGCCAAGCGATATTGGCTTTAGATTGTATGTAAAATATTTCATTCTGGTAGTTCTGGTTTTTTGTGCTGTTCTATAAATGCTATGGCTGGATTATCTATGGCTTTTGATTGCCATAATGCGTCAAGATTGCCTACACCTATTCTGCCGTGAGCAAGTATTTCTTCCTGCGATTGTCTTGCTAAACGCAACTGCCAATATTCTTCTTCACCAGATTGTATCTGTTCGTATGTATATTTTGGCATATCACTGAATAAACGATATAATACATTCCATTCACGCACTTGATTTTCCAATCCTAACTCCATCTCTTCCAAATCAATGCCTAATAGTTCTTTTTCATCAGCATCTGTTGTTGCTGATATTTTCTTTAGTAGTTTTCTTTTTTCCACCATTTGACGGCGTAAGTTGAACGTGCGAACCTGAAGTTCCAATACACATTGAGAATACTGTCTTGGTTCAGTATCGTGCTGTCCAACAACAAAGTGTTGTATTTGATAGTTGCTGCGTGCTTGATTGATGGCGTGAAACGCAGCTTCTAACTCGGTTCTTTTTTCTCCTACAATTGTGTTTATTTGATAGTCCATAGTAAAATATTAGCAAAAACCCATTGATTGTGCTTTTGCTACGGTTTTGTTCATAGCCGATATTGTTGAAGCGGTTTCACTGGAAAAAGGAAACTTATATGCAGTTGTAACCTGACCACCGGAAGATCCACCTAAAGTATATCCAGTGGCTGAACTGCTCATACCAGAAGATTGTTCAACGCTATTGGTGCTTACTGTTGATGATGTATCTGTTGCATAAGTTACCTTTGCCCAAGTAGTCAAAGCACTGCTTGCAGCCAAAAACCCTTTTGTAGATATAGGACCGTTGATGCTACCAAAATTTCCATATGCTTTTGCTGCCGGTAATACCAAAGAAGCATTGTTTGCACTTGTTTCTGTGCTAAATGGCATCTTATCCACAAGTGTTCGCCCAACAAATCCACTTGTAAATCCACCTAGATAAATTGCCGCACTATCCGAACTTACTGTCATTCCACTGTCTCTTCCAGTGGATAAATTTGCACTGGTGAGTGCTGCGGTTGTATCGTTGCTGTATGGTGTTTTGTATGCTTCTACTTTATTCAGTGATCCGCCAGGATTACTGCCACCATAACTATAAATTGCACTAGTATATACAGCAGCCATAATACCTGATCTTGCTAATGGTAATGCAGCAGATGCGTTACTGGCCATTGTATCGTTGCTGTGTGTTAGTTTATTGGCACTGGTTTGCGGATTACCTGTGGTATCATATCCTCCAATACAATATGCTATTGTGTTGTTGCCACCACTTGCTCCTTGTGCTCTAGGCCCTGACAAGTTGGCGGAAGTTTGCGCAGACGTTGTTTCACTTGAAAAGGTGGCCTTGTCGGCTGTTGTAACAGGACCAGAAGTTCCACCAACGCTAAATCCCTTGCTGTCTGTGCCATACCAAGTAGGTGCTGCTGCCGGTGGCCCCATTGGATTGACACTTCTTAGTGATAATCCAAGTTTATATGCTAGTCGTTGATATTTTGTGCTTCGTAGCATATATTATATCTGTTCTCTACCATATAATACAACATTGATAGATGCTGTTTGCGAGCATTTCATTGTTATTTTTTCATTATGAGAGCCAGTTACACTATTCAGTACAAATGGAACTTTTGGTGATATTTCAAGCACAGAAGAACCGCTGATGCCTTCACTCAATCTTTGTAAAGAAAATGAAGCACTGAAACTTGCTGTAGGAACAGTGGCAGTAAATGGAAAATACATTTGCACAGATTGAACCGTGTTTGTATAGTTGTAAAACCACATCGTGGCTATTTCAGCCGATTTGCTTGTGGGTGCCGTATATACAATACTTTCCGTAGCGTGTAGTATTTGACTTGCTAGTTGTTTTATATCTGTGTATGCCATATAAATCCTTTTATCATAAGTATCTTTGTAAAATCATAAACGTATGTTATGGTCCGCTTATTTTTTGTATAAAAATAGAACCAGAACCACCCGTACCACCATTTGAGCCGGCACCAAGCCCAAATCCACCAGAACCTCCATTTGCTCGCACTATGCCATTGTTTGTATATGAACCAGCATAAAATAGTGATATAGTTCCTCCTCCGCCTCCGCCGCCTCCACCAATACTGCTTGGAGGATTAGTTCCTTCTGTTCCATTATCTCCATCTGCTATTATTTGACCTGTATTTGTTATAATAAGATTACCACCGACTATCATAACAATATTTCCTCCACCATTGCCACCATTATCTCTATAGTTTCCATTTATGGCACTTCCTCTACCACCTTTGCCTCCTCCACTATATTTTCCAGCCACACCAGCATTTGCTGGATATAAACTATCATAATAACCTCCTCCACCTCCTCCTCCGCAAGAAGTTGATGAAGCATTTCCATTTCCAACAACACCGGGACTACTTCCTGCTGCTCCTGCCGCACCACCATTTACTGTTATAACTCTTTTGTCTCCTTTTGTTGCCCATATATATCTTTGATTTGCTTCAGCATTTATCGCATCTGTTCCAAGTCCAAGCATAATGCTGCTTGATGCTTGCTCTGAGCCGCTGATAGGGTCTATTCTATATATTTCTATATTGTTGCTGCCTGTTCCTACATATGACCTTCCTTTCATACTTATAGAACCGCTGACAATACAATCTCCTTGACAATATATAATCAAACCAGAACAGGCTGCATTTGGTCCAATACCAAATGCTTCACCAAGGTTCATAGATGTAAAGTTCAATACTTTAGCATCACCAAAAGCATTTGGAGTCCAACCTGAACCAGTTATACATATACCATCCGAACCATTACCAAAATAGTTCTTTGGAGTAAATGTTATTCTTTCACGAGAATATCTTCTTATTGCTGTAGAAAACATATTTTATATTCCGGTATAAGACCATATAGTATCCATATCCATAGTTACTACAGGAATATTTAGAGCATAACTTGATGTTGCTGAAAAACTGGAAGATACAGCATAACTGGATGTTATAGCATAACTTGATGAGATAGAACCACTTATAGTTCCATTTACAAATAACGAACCTGATATGCGAACACTTCCTGTGGCAAGAATATCACCAATAAATGTATGTAAATCATTGGCATTATCTCCAAAGATATTGCTGCCAGAAGCATACATATAACTTGCTGTAATGCTTGTGAGTAATGCGTTGCTTGATGTAACTTGACCAAACGTTACATTATTTGCTGTTGTAAATGCTTCACCGCCACCATTGCTCAACTGGAACGAACTGCTTATTGTTCCGCCGCCTCCACCACCTCCACCAGCAGCATTTAGTGCATATGAAGCAGTAAGTGCCATATTAGCATAACTTGCTGTGCCTTCTAATGAACCAGTTATTGAGCCACCAGTTACAACCAAGTTTCCAACAATATCAACTCCTGCTGGCTTTATGCTGAGTATGTTTGTATATGGTTGAGAAGAGACCTTGAATATATGTCCGGTATATACAGTATCATCTACTTCATAATAAAAGCCGCTGGGATCAGCATTGCCTATACTTGTTTGGCGAGTATTTGATGAGTCCCACCAAGTTAGTGTTGGTTTATTGCTATTTCCCTCAAAGATTACTTTTTCTCCATTTATACCAGTAAATGCTACACTATTATATGAATTCTGGATAGTTAGAACAAGGTCAGTAGATGGAAGGCTCTTGATTGTGCCGACTGTAATTTCATTACTACGCAATGAACCAGTGATTGACTCTATTTCTGCTGATGAACCACTTATTACACCAGATAATCTTGTTCGTATAGTATTAGTACTACCAATAACTGTTTCATATGCTGAAGCACTGGCATAACCACCTATGGCGATTGACTCTTCTCCAGTTGCGGTTGCATAGTCGCCTATAGATATTTGAGTATTATCTGCTGCACTAACTTTGCTACCTCGTCCTATTGCTATATTGAGTTGGCCAGTAAATAATCCAAGATTTTGTGAATTATCTGTGCCAATGAATATATTATCATTTCCTCCAGCAGTTGCTAAAGTGCTTCCAGACAAAGCATTTTGACCTATTACAATATTTCTCAAGCCATTATTTTGGAATGGCATTGGTCCTATTTGTACAGTTCCTCCAGAAACATCTTCACCAGAAGGAATATAAAGATTTCTTCCAGTTATAGAACCGCTGACATATAAATCATTTGTATAAATGCCATTTGATGCTGTAAGTTGTGTTACTTCATTGCTGTTTATCCACAATGAACCACTTTTTACAATTATTTGACCATCTACTGGAGATACTATTCTAACATCGTGCAGTTCATCCAGTTCATATCCATTCTGTATTAGAGTGAATATACTACCATTACCAGCACCTACTCTTGTTACTATACCGGCATATACAAGATGTATTGGTGCTTGTGGCTTTACGTTTGTCAGTTGTCCAGAAGATGTAGATACATAAAGAAGATCACCAGCATTATACATTGATGTATTTATGTCTTTTACTAATCCGCGAGTGCTTACATATCCACTTTGAGCAGAACCGATGCTTTCAGCCACAATGCCAAGTGTGCGTGCGGATGTAGCATCTGATGTTGCTGCTGCTCTTTTGACTGCTATTCTGTCGGTGGCTGAACCAGAAGCATATACAACTTCACCTTTATTTAGCGTGGTTGCTTCAGCATTATATACATATGCTATTTCCTCAAAGCCGATTGGAAGATTTACATTTCCTCCAAGCAATCCAAGTTTCAGCGTTCCAAGGTCGCTGTTCCAAGTAAGTTGTGCCACAGCATCTGTAGCATTTACTGTTTGAGCAAACTGGATATAAGAACTGCTTGCATCACCCAGCAAATAACTTGCGGTTGTTGCTGTGCCACCACTACCACCATTTAGGGCATAACTTGCGGTGATGGCATAACTTGCTGTACCAGCAAACTGGCTGGTATTTGTTATACCCGTAATATTATTCCAATCTATGCTGGTTGGAGTTGTGCCACTTGTTCCGCTTGTGCCGCTGCTGCCATTGGCTCCATTTGCTCCGCTGGTGCCACTACTTCCACTTGTTCCATTTTGACCAGATGTTCCGCTTGAACCATTTTGACCAGATGTTCCAGATGTACCATTTACACCACTGGTGCCACTTGAGCCAGTAAGACCACTGGTTCCACTGCTGCCACTTGAACCACTGGTGCCACTTGAACCACTGGTGCCACTTTCACCTGATGTGCCACTGCTGCCATTCTGACCACTGGTTCCACTACTTCCATTTTCTCCACTTGTGCCAGATGTGCCATTTACACCACTGGTACCACTTGAGCCAGTAAGACCACTGCTGCCACTAGTTCCACTTGAACCAGACGTTCCGCTTTCTCCAGAAGTTCCACTAGAACCATTTTGACCAGATGTACCGCTACTTCCATTTTGTCCGCTCGTTCCACTGCTTCCATTTTGGCCTGATGTTCCAGATGAGCCATTTACACCACTGGTGCCACTTGAGCCACTAAGACCGCTGGTTCCGCTTGAACCACTGGTTCCACTTTCACCTGAAGTTCCACTTGAACCATTTTGACCACTGGTTCCACTGCTTCCACTTGAACCACTTGTGCCACTTGAGCCAGATGTTCCACTGCTTCCGCTGGTTCCGCTGGTTCCACTACTACCATTTTGACCACTGGTTCCACTTGAACCATTAGCACCGGATGTTCCGCTGCTTCCACTTGAGCCGCTGGTTCCACTTGAGCCAGCAGCACCAACTGCTCCGTTGAGGTTTGTCTGCCAAACACTGTATGTTCCAGAACCAGAACTTGCGTATATAACAACACTCAAATCTCCTGTAGATGGATTATAAGACGATATAGTTCCATCCATCCAGTTACTTAGATCATATACTATAGTAATATCTTGTGTTATAGTATATGCTAATCCAGTTTCTACAACTAAGTTTATTGTTCCAGAACCTGTGATTGCTAAAGTTGTGGTTGAGTTACCGTTATATATGCTTCCATTTAGGCCGCTGGTGCCACTTGTGCCACTGGTTCCATTTTGTCCACTTGTTCCAGATGAACCACTAGTTCCACTTGTTCCGCTGCTGCCGCTTGAACCGTCTTCTCCGCTGGTTCCGCTACTGCCACTGCTGCCACTGGTTCCTGATGTGCCAGAAGAACCACTGCTTCCACTTGACCCACTGCTTCCGCTGGTGCCACTTGTGCCGCTGCTACCATTTTGACCACTGGTTCCGCTGCTGCCATCTGTTCCGCTTGTGCCACTAGTTCCACTTGAACCTGCTGTGCCACTGGTTCCACTGGTGCCACTTGTACCAGATGTGCCACTATAACTTAGTGCAAAAGATGCTGTAAGAGCCTGTAAAGCATAACTCGCAGTTCCTTGTAGGCTTCCTGTAACTCCACCATTAGCAACAAGAGGACCAGATACGGTCAAACTTCCTGTAACAAATGATACACTGCTTGTTACTATCTCTACATTCAATACCTGAACTTGTATTGCTGATGCGGTGATTTGTCCAAAAGTAACATTGTTTGTGTTATTGAAAGCAAAGCCACCATTATTGCTCAACTGTTGCGAACTTGTTATAGTACCACCACTGCGTGCATAACTGGCACTATTGGCAAAACTAGCATAACTGGCTGTTCCGTTTAGAATGCCTTCTACATAACTTGCTGTTAGAGCATTGAACGCCCAAGAAGATGTAGCAGGTAATCCAGTTACATATGATGCGGTTAGTGCTTGTAAAGCATAACTGGCTGTGCCTGTAACCAATCCTTCTACATAACTGGCTGTCTTGGCATAACTGGCTGAAATAGCATTATCAACTACAAATCCACCAGCAACTATCAAACTTCCACTTACGGTAACATTGCCTACAAAATCTACATTGCTGCCAGTAATGGTCATTACGTTACTGCCAGTAAGAATATATCTGTCTTTCCATATTGCTACTTGATTTGCTGTGCCTGCTCCAATAACAGGCTGAACATATTCTATGTCAGCATTCCAAGTAACGGTAAATGATATTTGACGGCTGTATATACCAGTTATAATATCAAACTCATCTACGCTGCTGTCTAAAACTATTTGTATTTCACTATCATATCCATTCAGTAATGATATGATAAATGTACGCATCTCTTCTGCTTTTTCTATTGTCTGGGCCTTGCAATCAAATGTAACCGTTTCATATCTTACACTTGGTCCATCCATCGTTTGTGTTCCGATGGTGTTGTCACGACTAAATACAACGCAAGGCAATTCTACGTTCTGGTTCTCAAACGTGCTTTCACTATAAACAGGAACCTGTAGATTATTATGAATTAGGCTGCGTAAGTTGTTATAATATTCTGTTATTCCTGCCATATGATTATTTTATTTGTAGATTACATTGAACACTATATCCCTATTATAAATAGCGGTGTTTATATCAAAATCGTTTGTTTCGGATGCTAATGCCATTTGATAATCATACGCATCTAATAGTGCTAAAAGAAAGTCGCGTATTTCTTCTACCTTTTCTATAGTTTTTGCTTTTATGCTAAAAACAACACTATCAAAATATGGACCAGAGCCATCCATTATTTGACTGCTGCTAGTTGATATTCTGCTAAAAACAATGGCAGGCAGGCTTACATTTTGGTCTTGATATGTGCTTTCTGTATATACAGGCACTTCTAGTTGCTGATATACAAGTTCTCTTATAAAATCGTATGAGCCAGATGGGTTCATTTTGTATATTTCTTTAGCCTTGACTCTAGTGCTTTTACAAACTTGTCAGTTAGTATTTGTGCATTATTCTGCATCGCATCTTCCATAAACTTATATCTTGGCTCTAATACATTAGCATAACGCCAAGGTACTCTTGGTCTGCCATTTCTATCTGTTCCTCGCACATTTTTACTAACACCTGTGATAATCACTACAGTGCCATCTTTTTCGTATATAAGTTTTTTTCTTTTGATGCTGCTTTGTAATAAGCCTGTATCTACTAAGCCATTGCTTTGTATGTTTCCTATCGCCGCATCAACAACTATTTTATTAGCACTATATGCCGCACTTACAATACTGCGTGCAGCAAACTCTTGACTTATACTTTGTAGTTTTTTGTCAAGTTCCTGTAGTCCTTTGATTTGTATTGATACAGCATCGGCCATTAGTTTCTTCTTTCACCAGTGGCTTTGATATAACCATCATATACTAGTTCATCAACATATACGACGTTATACTTGTTTCCATCATATGTTATGTTGGCTTTTTCAGTAACATTAGCATTATTACGCAGTGTAAAAATATATGTGGCTGTGTTGTATATATAGCCATTGTTTGTATTTTCGCCACCACCTTGTTTTTTTACATTGGCAAATAAAGATTGCGAAGCATAGTTCATTATGCTTTGACCAAATCTATCAACGCTGCTGCTGGTAGGATACTCCAGCATTATCTTTTCATCAAGTAAGCCGGGGTTCATATTATTGTGGTTTTACAAGTTTGTATGGAGATAATAGAGCATCTACAGTATAGTTCAGCGGTGATGTAGATATACCGATTGCTTGTGGCAATCTATTTTCATACCAGTTATTGACCAGTATCATTTGTGCTATTCTTACATTAGTTGGTATGCTGCCGCTGTTTGCTACAGTAAATGTTATGTTGCCGCTAAAATATTCACCTTCTGGAATATAAGAATACCAACTTGCTGCTACTTCTTTTAGTGAGCCAGTAGATACAGTATTTACCGTTTGAGTGCTCAAAAATATATCACCACTGCTGCTCCATACATACATACTATGCGTACAAGCAGTAAAATCTCTATTACATTCCGCAGTTACTTGTTCATAACTGGCAGTAATAAGCGAACTAATCAACGTGTCATCATCATTGAACTGAACACGTAAATAGTTTTTTGCTTCTGTTAGGGTAGGCCCGTAGTTTGATATATTTGTTCTGGTTCTCATATACTATAAATAGAGGATTATAACTATAAATAGCCTTATACAGAATAATAAATGGATAAAAAAAGGCCCGCATTGCTGCGGGCCTTAGTTATAGAGAACCTAACAAATATTAGGCGACGTTTGCGACCAACTTGACGAGCGAGTTGCCGTCAGTTAGAGCAGAGTCAAATCTCTTGTGTGCTCTCCAGCCGATATTGCCTTCAGCAGCATATAGTTCGTTGAGGCGTTGTAGCGAGTAGCCACCACGGTCACCGATTACGAAGTGCTGAGGATATAGCAATGCACCCATTACGCCAGTTGTGGACTGCCAAGTAGCAGGAGCGGCGTATGTAGTATATACTGGACGACCCAAGAATAGGTCTGGCTGACCAGCCTGAACGGAAACTTCCCACAGGTATGTACCAGCGGTAGAAGCCTTCAACTGACGCATCTGGGAAGCGAGACCATCGCCAACGATCCAGACGGCTTCCTGACGACGATTGCCTGGCATCTTGTAGTATGCAGCAATCATATTGTCCAGAAGAGCAGAACCTGTGCTTGAACCAAGGTTTTGGCTCAATGCAGCGTTTCCACCAGCAGTCGTGTAGCGGAGGATACCGCGTGGTTCATTTGTGCCTGAACCAGAGACGAATGCTTTTTCTTCCAAGTTGCCGAAGCCAATACCCATTTCAGCAGCGAGTGTGCTTTCCAAGTCGGTAGAAGCGTCCTGCAAGAGTTCTTCCGAGACCTTGATGAGGGCGGTAGCCTTATAAGCACCAAGTGTAGCAGAACTGAACGAAACGTCTGTTTCAGAGTATGAAGCAGATGGGTTCTGGTCCTTGAACACTGCGGTGACACCACTTCCAACGATTGGAAGAGTTGTGGTGCTGGTGGTCTGGATGGTGCGAGCACCAATACGACGCATTACAGAGTTCTGTAGAAGAGTGCGTTGAATGGTTTGCAGAAGAATGACAGGAACATTGACGCCACCTTCGCTGGTGCTGAAACTGTTCAACTGACGTAGTTCGTCGGTGTTGCCGGTGCGAACATATGTCAAGAAGGCTGAACGATATTCATCTTCACTTGGACCAGTTTTGCTGTTGATGGCACGCTTGTCTAGTACTTCACCCATCTTGCCGTTGATTGCGTCAAAGCGAACTTCGGCTTCAATCTGCTTGGTGAGTTTGTTGTATTCATTTTCCAAAGCGTCAAACTTTGCGTAGTCGCCTTCGGAACGTTTATCAGAGGCAATATCCATAATGTTTTTCATCTGGGAATATACCTCGTTGCGGGTTTTTAGTAGATTACTCATACTTATTTCCTTATTTTATTGTTATTGTTGTTTTTATTGACTGAGCACGAGGTTGTGCCTCGGCAAAAGTTTTATTTTTTATCCAATGATAAAAACTTGAAACGCAGGTCATAGTCCTTGCTTTTATCAGCCTTTTGTACTTCTGGCTGAACAACTGCTGGCGTTTCTGGTGCTTTGTCTTCTTTTCTAACTTCTGGAGCAGGAGCATCAACTTTTTCTCCTTGTTCCTTGTCCAAGTTTTCCACAAAATCTTCATTACGCATAACACTCAGCGTTGTTTCACTATATGCTGGGCTGGATACAACACTAACTTCACGTAGATTTAGGCTTTGTATTTCACGTATCTTTTCTCCGCTGCGAACATAGTTCTTGCTGCGTGGGCTGTTGAAGCCAAAACTAAAGCCACGTAGGTCTCCACGTTCAGCACTAACCAGTGTATCATCTCCGTATGATGTCTTTGGAACATCAATCTTTACATAAAGTCCATCAGCCCTGTCTTCCAACATTAGGGTTCCTGCTGACTTACGACCGAGCAAATAAACAGGATTATGCTCCTTGAAAGCCAATACATCATTCTTGTCTATGCTTTCTCTCAAAGCACCCGGCATAATGATTTCACGAAACTTGTCTCCGCTCATTGTGCGAAGTTCATTGCTCATACTATTATAAACTACGGCTCTGCCAGTAATGACACGATTTTCTTTGTCAATCTTGACATCCTCCATCATATATCCTCTGTATTCTAGATTATCTTTCATAGTATATAAATAGTATTATTGTTGTAAAATAGACCCAGTTGCTGGGGCATTGTATATTACGCCAAAGTTCAATGGACGAACATAATCATCGCCACCCTTTTCGGCTGGGATGTTGATGCCGCTGTCTTCTTCTTCATTGACTTGATTTGCGGTCATTACGCCGTGCTCAAGAGCAAATCTATAATATTCTATTCTGGTCTTGACATCGCCTCTAAGCAGTCCATTGACATTGAAATTCACATACACTTCATCGTCATCATCAAGCATTTGTTTTTGTA